TGAATGGAAAGCCTTAATTTTATTTAAAGCAGATTACACTTGGAAATTTTGTGGTGTAGCTCATACTACTATTAAAGCACTTGAAATCCCTTCATACAATACAGGTGATTTATCTCACTATGGTTACTATATCTCAGGTGAGGGTATTGGTTCAAGAGCATTTGACCCTAAAAAATACCTATATGATGCTGAACGTTTACAAAAACAATTCTGGGACACACTAATTTCAGACCCTGATGGATTAAATAATCGTTCTATCTTCTATACAGCTCAAAGTTATATGGATTATGGAATGTATAAAGAAGGTTTACAATGGAATCGTTTATATCTTAAAGTAAGAGATAATTGGATTGAAGAAAAATTTGAAGCTCAAATGAGAGTATCTCAATGCTTAATGGCTTTAGGAGCAGACTTAAATGAAATTATCTATGAAATGGATAAAGCTATTGAAATATTCCCTGACAGATCTGAACCTTATGTTCATTTAGGTAGATATCTTAATCAAAAAGGCCAACATGAACTAGCCTATAAGTATTTAAAACAAGCAACTCGTAATAATATAGCTAACGCAAAAACTAAGTATGTTTTGTTTGTTAATCAATATTGTTATGGAAAGTACATTAATGATGAACTTTCAGTAGCTTGTTATTGGACTGGTAAACTTCAAGAAGGAATCAATTACTTAAAACAAATTATTGATGATCCTGAATTTAAGTCTCAACAAGAAAGGCTAACTACTAATCTTCAACATTTTAATGATAGATTAAATGGAAACTAAAACTTTGATTATAGGAGGAGGCATAACTGGATTATCAGCTGCCTCTTTCTTACCCCATTCAGATTATTTAGTTTTAGAAAAAGACTCTATACCTGGTGGTTATTGTAAAACCACTATTAGAGGAGATTATACCTGGGATTACTCAGGACATTTCTTTCATTTTAATAACCCAGAAATTAAAGACTATATTTTAGCGAATGTAGAATCTAAAATGCTACAGGTTACTAAAATAACAGATATAGATTATAAAGGAAATATTATAGATTTTCCATTTCAATTTAATATTGATCAGTTACCTGAAGAAGAATATAAAGAATGTTTAGAAGATTTAAATAATCTAGGAGAAACAGATTTATCTACTTTTAAATCATTTGTGAGATCTACTTTGGGTAAAGGTATTTGTGATAAATTTATAATTCCTTATAATGAAAAGTTGTATGCTTGTGACCTGAATGAGTTAGAGTATGATTCAATGGGTAGATTCTTTCCCAAAAGTAAATCTAAATCATACAATGACACATTTATTTATCCTAAAGGGGGCAGTTATGAATATATCAAGTCTGTTCTTAAAAGATTAAATACTAATAAAATCTTACTTAATACAGAATTAATTAGTTTAGATTTAGAAAATAAAATAGCTAAAACTAACAAAGGAGATATTAAATTTGAACAACTAATTAGTACTTTACCCTTTGATAAGATTAACCCTGATCCTAAATTATCAGCAAATAAAGTAGCTGTGTTTAATTTAGGATTTGATAAAGGCACCCCGATTAAAACCCACTGGAGATATTTCCCAGGTAATGAAATCTTCTATAGAGTAGGATTTTACAACAATATCTTAGGTCAAGAAAAACTAAGTTTATATGTTGAAATTGGAGCTAAAACAGATACTAAATTAGATGAAACTAGTCTTCTAAATCAAGTTCTTATAGATTTAAAAAATTCAAATATTATTGATGTCCATGAATTAGTTGATTATCAATTTTTAGTTATGAACCCAGCATATGTGCATATAACTAAAGATTCTAAAAAAATCTATAATGAATGGTGTCAAAAATATAACCCACAAGGAATCTATTCTATTGGTAGATATGGTTCATGGACTTATTGTTCTATTGAGGACAATATTATAGAAGCTAAACAAATAGTTAAATTTTTAAACAATTAATTAATATTTATAACATATGGAAAAAAAAGTTTTAACACAAGAAGAATTAACTACTTTAAAAGATCTTCAAACTAGACAAGATCAACTTATAGTATCTTTAGGATCACTTGAATACCGAAAGACTCTTTTAGAGAATCAACAACAAATTTTAAAATCTCAAATTGAAGAGTTAGAAAGATTTAGTTTAGAAGTAGGAACTAAGTTAACTGAAAAATACGGAAACGGAAAAATTGATTTCGAAACCGGGGAAATTACTGAAGAATAATTTAACCTTTTTAGGGTTATGTTTTTAAAGGTTATAAATTTTTGGAAAAAATCTACATATTTATAATAAAACTAAAAATATAACTCTAAAATGGCAGAAACTTTAATTTCACCTGGGGTATTAGCTAGAGAGAATGACCAATCATTTATCACACAGCAACCTGTAACTGTTGGGGCCGCTATCATTGGTCCAACTGTAAAAGGTCCTGTAGAAATCCCTACAGTAGTTACCACATATTCTGATTATTTAAATAAATTTGGTGGTACTTTTTTAAGTGGTGGTCAAGAATACAGCTACTTAACTTCAATTGCAGCTTACAACTATTTCCAACAAGGTGGTGAAACTTTACTAGTAGCTAGAGTAGCCTCAGGTTCATTTACTTCAGCAACTTCATTCTATGCTGAAACTTCTGGCACTTTAGGTATTCCAAGTAATATTGGATTTACTACTGCTTCTGCTGTTTTATCTGGAAGTGGATTTCATACTGTAGCAGCCGCTATTGGTTCAAGCTCATTTAATCTAAATGGTATCACTGTAACTTTAACAGGTAGTGCAGGTGGTACTAACACATCTACTGTAGTTTATGTCCCAACAGGTTCAAATGCTACAGCGACTGTTCTTACAGCTTCATTAGCAATTAATGTAAGCTCTTCAGCTGCGGCTTACTCATCTTCATGGTCAGCTATCTCAGCCTCAGCCGCAGGTACTAATTTAAATTTATTTGCTAAAAACTCTGGTATAGCCGGTAATTCTTTATATTACATCTCAGGTAGTGTAACTACACTATTTACTGGAGGTACTAGCTTACCATCATTTACTCTTAAAACTATCTCTGAAGGTACTATCATGAACAATTCAGGTTCAGAAGGTACTAATGGTATTCTATCAAGTGGTTCAGCAGATAACGTAAGATGGCAAATTGCTAACGTTGATACAGGCTCAGGTGAATTTAGCCTATTAATTAGACAAGGCAACGATACAACTACAGAACCAATTGTTCTTGAAACTTGGACTAATTTAACATTAGACCCAACTCAACCAAACTATATTGCTAGAGTAATTGGTGATAGCTATCAAACCTACAATTCTGCTGAAAACTATGTAGAAACACTTGGTAACTATCCTAACCAATCTAGATATGTCTATGTAAGCGCAGTAAATGCCCCAACTCCATACTACTTTGATAATAATGGTACCGCAAAAGCAGCATTTACAGCTTCTTTACCTATTACTTCAAAAGGTACATTTACAGGAGCTGTTGGTGATTTATTTTATAGTGGTGGAGCTTTATTCTATGAAAACATCACAGGCACTACAAATCTGCAAGGTATTGATGCTGCTGATTACAATGATATGATTAGTTTAATGGCCAACCAAGATGATTACAGATTTAATGTAATTACAATCCCAGGTTTAAACATTAATGATAACGCAACTCAGAATACTACTTTAGTAAACACTATCCAGTCTAGAGGTGATGCTATCGCAGTTCTTGATACAAGACCTTATGGAGCACAAGTTTCTCAAGCAGTAGTTTCAGCTCAAGCTATCAATAGTTCATATGCTGCTACATACTGGCCTTGGTTACAAACTATTAATCCAGGTACTGGTCAATTAGTATGGGTACCAGCTTCAACAATGATTCCAGCTGTATATGCATTTAATGATAATGTAAGTGAACCTTGGTTCGCACCTGCAGGTATCAACCGTGGTGGATTAGATACTGTAGTAAGAGCTGAAAGAAAACTAACTCAAACTCAACGTAATGATCTCTATGTAGGTAATGTGAACCCAATTGCTACATTCCCAGGTCAAGGAGTTGTAGTATACGGTCAGAAAACGTTACAGAAAAAGTCATCTGCACTTGATCGTGTAAATGTACGTAGATTGTTAATCTCACTTAAGTCTTACATTTCTCAAGTAGCTAATAACTTAGTGTTTGAACAAAACACAATTGCTACAAGAAACCAATTCTTAAGCCAAGTTAACCCATATCTTGAATCAGTTCAACAACGTCAAGGTTTATACGCGTTTAGAGTAATTATGGATGATTCCAATAATACTCCAGATGTAATTGATAGAAACCAATTAATTGGTCAAATCTATTTACAACCAACTAAGACTGCTGAATTTATTTACCTAGACTTCAACATCTTACCAACTGGAGCTACTTTCCCAGCATAAGAGTTGTAATTAATAATATTTATAATAAAATAAATAATATAGCAAAATGGCAGTATTAGATCCAAACGAAATATTTTTCACAGCTTTTGAACCAAAGCAGGCTAACAGATTTATCATGTATATTGATGGTATTCCTGCTTACGAGATTAAAGGTGTAGGAGCTATTAATTTAACTCAAGGTAGTGTAGCTTTAAACCACATTAAC